TTTATTAGAAGCATCTGAATACATATATAAATATAAAGATGACAAAGACGAAGATAAAGCAAGTTACGAGAGAGAATATAACGAGACCTACGGAGAAAGAAGCAGTTTAAATGATAACGATTTTATAAAGAAGATTACCACAACAGTGGTTATATTTAGCCCTACTCCTATCGCTGGCCAAAGTAATTTAGATTTAATAGTTCCTACTATTATAAAGAATGATAGTAACGGATATAATACAACCGCTCATAATATTAGAATACTTTATTACGGTGGTTTAAAAAATACTTCTACGGTGTGGAGTTTGAGTAGTAACTTTGGAACGTCTACGGATTACACTAGTTACCCTTACGCTGGTCATTTTGATGACCCTTTTAATCCTACTTTGGATATTAATTTCGGACTACCTAAAAAGTTGTATTACGATAATACTTTTAATGATATTAATATAACTAACGCAAACCTATTTAACACCTATCATTTACCTAGACTGCAACAGATAGCGAATAGAGACAGTAAACTAGTAAGCGGTATGTTTTATTTAAAGCCGTCTGACATTGCGCAGTTGAGTTTTAGAAAGTTGTATTTCTTTAAAAATAGTTATTTTAGATTATACAAGATTGAAAACTACGATCCGAACAAAAGACTAACTAAATGCTATTTCCTAAAGGTTATTAACGTCAATCCTTTTACTGCCATTACTGAATGGGTTAACGGTGGCTTTGATACTATTGCTAGTGGTTTTGATGGTGGAGTAGAGACAGAAGAAAACTTACCTTTAACTGAATTTATACAACCTAAGAACGGCAATATATCAAATGCAAAAAGCGGAATGATAGCAGGGAGCAATAACTATGTTGATTATTCTAGTAAGAATGTTAACATCACAGGAGATAATAATAGAGTAGGTGCTTACTTAGAAGATGTTACTTTAATCAACTCTAATAATAATACAATTTTAGCAAATAATGTTACTTTAATTAATAGTAACAAACTAACAATAGAGGAGGATAATGTAACCTATATTGACGGTGCTTTAGTTCAAGGAGGAGAGACAGACCACCATAGCGGCTTTAATGTAATAGAGTTTGGAGAAGAGTTTACAATAGTAGATAATAAACAGATGGTTAACTTTAATAAGTTGACAATTAACGGTACTTTGAATATTGACGGAGAATTAATTTTAAGATAAATGGCTTTAATAGATTTAAAAACACAAGACGGTTCTTTAATAGGGAATCCAGATGCAGGTAATTACTTTATATTTTTAGATAGTAGTAACGCAAATTTACTAACAACTAGAGACAGTACAGGAGCGGATACGGTTTATGGAACTGGTGGTGGATTGGATAATTTAGGGTGGGCAGCGTTTACTGATACAACCTACACAAGTGGAAGTCCTTTCACAATAACAAGCGGTGTAGATACTGCTTTGAGGTTTAACCTAGATAATACCCTAGATGCTTACGCACCAACAGGAACGGATATAAATACTTATTTTGATGATACTACTTGGAGAGTTAAAACTCCAGCAGTAGGGCAAGCCTTTGATTTTAGATTAAGATTTAAATGTGTGCCAAGTGCAAATACTAAAGTATTAAATACAACCTATTCAATCGGAACAAGTGTAGGAAGTCAAATCATAGTAGATGGTAGAAGTACAGATTTAAGGACTTCAGGCGTTGCTACTAATGTAAGTATGACAAGTTTACTTTATACGCTTGACACTTTCCTTGCAAACGGTATGCAGATAATTTTAAACGCTAATACTAACTGCGACATTTACGATATTTCAATGGTAATTAATAGAACCTCATAAGATGAAAATATACAGAAGCAAAAAAACAAACTCATTCATAATAGATGACGAGTATTTTCAAATAGGACTTTACGAAGTTTTTAAAGAGAATAATAAAGTTAGTATTAAACAAATGGAGTTAGGCACATATCTAATATGGCAACTACCACATACAGAAATACACAAAGAGGACGGTTCTAGTTTTACAGATTTAGACACTTGCGTAGATTACATTAAAACTACAATAGGCGAGCCAGTAGTATTAAACGCATTTCAAGAGCAAGTTAACATAGAGAAAGACTTGTATAAAAAAAGAATACAAGACGGAAAAGATATGTCTATGGGCTTAATGGCTGAATTAAGAGTTAACTCACAATTAAACGGATTACCTAGAGACGTTAATAAACACATTGAGGAGAAACTCGACAAGGTAAAGATTAACATAGATAGAGGGTGGTGGGTTACTGCTTTAGAAGAACTTGAAACAGTTACTATAAGTACGTTCTTTACTCAAGCACTTTACGACAGAATCCACAACACAATATTTACTTACATACAAGAAAACTACTAAAATGATAAGAGGAATAATATTATATTTAATTAGCACGGTATCGGTTTTATTATTAGAGCCGTTGGGGTTATTGTTTGGCTTTTGGAAAAAGGACTATCTAGTTACAGTAGCAATTAGTAAAGACCAAACCGCTAATGTGATAATGTCGGTATTTATGAATTTAACACTAATTAAAAAGTGGGGTTATAAGTTTGGTAATGAGGATCAAACTATTAGTTATGTAATTGGTAGAAACTATTTAGATAATTCCCTTACTACTTTCGGAAAGTTTTGGAGATGGTTTTTAGATACCATTGAAAAGGAACACACACTAAACGCAGTTAAACAAGAAGAGAATGGCAGATAAGGAAGTAAACTTAAAGATAAAAGTTGATACAGGTAGTTCTATTAAAACAATGGGACAACTTGAAGATGAGTTTGAAAGGTTAAACGAAGAGATTAGGAAAGTTCCTGTTAACTCCAAAGAGTTTAAAGAGTTACAAGGTCAAATAGCGCAGACGGGTAGAGAGGTTAAAAACTTAGAACTATCTTTTGAAGCACTAGATAACGAGCAAGTAGCAAGTGAACTTGGAAGTGTAGCAGGTGCAGTAGGAGATGTTTCAGCGGCTTTTATTCTACTAGGAGACGATAGCGAAACTTTACAAGAAGTAGCCAAAAACATAGAACTTGCTATGGGATTGTCTATGGGTTTAAAAGGCGCAATAGAGGGCGTAAGTTCTGCACGTAAACTATTAACTAACTCTACATTAATTCAAAACGGAGTAGAGAAGATTAGCAACTTAGTAAAGGTAGGAGCATTTGTAACCAACGCACAGTTAGCAGCATCTGAAACGGCTAGAGCATCCGCAACAGTAGGAGCCACCGCAGCAACAGGAGCAGCCACCGCAGGAATGAAACTTTTTAGACTTGCTTTAATTGCTACTGGTATAGGTGCTTTAGTTGTTTTGATAGGTTTATTAATTGCCAACTTTGACAAGGTTAAGGAGGCAATGGGTAAAGTAGTAGACTTTATTTATAAATCATTTAAACCACAAATAGACTTAGTTATTTCTGCACTTGAATTTTTAGGATTAAAAGAAACAGAGGAAGCAAAGAAAAGGAAAGCACTTCACGCTAGAGAGATTAAACAAAGAGAGCAGGAAGCAAAGGCTAAGATGGACTTAATTAATAAGGAGATTGAAGCAAATAAGAAACTGACAGATGAAATAACGGCTGCACTAGATTTTGAACTTAGAAAACGACAAGCAGCAGGAGAGGACACCGCAGAACTAGAAGAGCAAAAAATTAAAATACTAATAGAATCTGCTAGAAAAGAAATAGAACTTATAAATCAAAAGATAGCAGCAAAGGCTAAAGAGTTAGAGTTTTCAAAGGGTGCTATGGCTGGTCTAGTTGCTGGTAATATTGAAGCGTACAAAGCACAACAAGAAGCACAGAAAGAAAACATTAATGCAATGTTACAAGATTTGGAAGTATTCCATATTGAGCAAAGAAGATTAGCAAGAGATGCGGCAAAGGATATTAAAAAAGACAATGACAAGATAATAGAGGAAAGGTTTGAAAGTAGAAAGTTAGAAAATATTAAACTAGCAGAACAGGAAATAGTTAGAACTAAATTAACTAATGAAGAACTTTATGCAATATACTTAGAGAATCAAAAGAAAATAGAAGAAGCAAGGGAGGCGGATCGAATAGCAAAAAGAGAGGCAATGATGCAAGACTTTGAAAACGCTAGTAATTTAACATCTTCTTTAACTGACTTAAACAATGCAATGTTAGAAGCACAACTAGCAGGAGCAGGAGACAACGAAGCAAAGAAAGAAGCAATTAGAAAAAAGGCTTTTGAACGTAATAAAAAACTACAATTAGCACAGGCAACTATTGACGGAGTTAGAGCGGTATTAAGCACATTTGCACAAACACCAGGAGGGCTAGTTTTAAAGTCAGCAGCAGCGGCAATAGCAGGAGCAACCGCATTAGCAAATATAACCAAAATAGCAAGAACTCAATTTGAGGGAAGTGGTGGCGGTGGTAGTGTACCAAGTTCTTTAGGTAATACCTCAAGAGGTTCTAGCGGTGCTAACGTAGGACAAGTAACAAACACTACTACAACAATAGGAGAGCCAACGAGAGTTTATGTAACAGAGCAAGATATAAGTAATATTCAAAACAAGGTAAGCGTTAACGAAGCGCAAGCCACAATTTAATAAATATGAAAACATACGATTTAGTAATTAACAAAGAGGATGCAAAGGGAGGAGTTGACTATGTAGCCTTAGTAGATAGACCAGCAATAGAAAGCTACTGGCAAGCGTTCAAAGAGATTAAGCAATCTTTTAAAGTACAAGACGAGGACAAGAGAATAGTAAGTGGCTACTTTATGATAGCGGATAAACCTATTTACAGAAATAACGACCAACTAGGAGAGCATAATGTAATCTTTAGAGCGGAAGTAATTAAAGACATAGTTTTTAAATTTATGGCTAATGGGTTTAATGCAAATACAAACCTAATGCACGATGAGAATTTAAAACTATCTGACGTGTTTATTTTTGAATCTTTACTAATTGACAGAGAAAGGGGAGTTAATCCTCCTAACGGTTTTGAAGATGCACCCGATGGAAGTTGGTGGGGTTCTATGAGAGTAGAAAATGATAAGGTTTGGAGTTTAATTAAAGAGGGAAAGTTTAGAGGATTTAGTGTAGAGGGGTTCTTTTCTTACGTTCAAGATAATGAAGAGCAAACACTAAGAAGCATAAAAGAGGTTTTAAATTCTAACCTAGATGACTTTACAAAAGAAGAGAGTATAAAAAAACTTTTAAAAAATATTACACAATAATTAATAACTAATACTTTACTAATATGGAGCAACCAACAATTTTAGAAAAAATCAAAAAAATCGTTTTCGGCGAAGAAACGGCAGAAGTGCCAGTAGTCGAAGATAAGTCTAAATTTATGGAAGCAACTTTAGAAGATGGTACATTGGTTAACATTGAGCCTGCACTAGAAATAGGAGCAGCAGTAGTGGTAATTGATGCAGAGGGTAACCCAATGGCTGCACCAGATGCAGAACATATTTTAGCAGGTGGCGACAAAATCGTAACTGTTGATGGGGTTATAACTGAGATTATACCAATGGAAGAAGAAGCGGAAGTAGAGGAAGAAGTACCAATGGCAGAAGAGCCAACGGAAACACAAGAGCAAAAGGTTAAGAAAGTTGTAGAATCTATTGTTAAAGAATCACACTTCGCAAGTGAAGAGATGGTTAACAAAGCAGTAGAAGAACTTAAAAACCTTTTTAGTGAGGAACTAAGCAAAGCAAAGAATGAGATTAAAGACATCGTTTTTAATTCTTTTGTAGAGTTTGGAGAAACACCAAAAAAGGAAGCAACAGAAAAGCCTAAGGCAATTAAGAAAAAAAACAATTTATTCATTAAATAAAAAAAACAATTATGAGTTTTAATGTAGCAGGATTAAGTGCGTATATCGAAAACGCAGACTTTCCATTAATCGCAGCGGTTCAAGTATCTTCTGATACGGCAGCCCTAGCGACAAAACAATTAGGAATTAAAGGTAGTTCTAAAATGCACTATCTTACTTCTGATGTAGTATTCCAAGACGGTGCAAACTGTACACGTTCAGCAAGTGGAACTACAACTTTAACAGATAGAACTATCACAGTAGGAGATGTTGCTATCTATGAGAACCTTTGCGCTAAAGACCTAGTAGGTAAATATGCACAGATTTATATGGCACAAGGTGCAGCAGGAGACAAAGTTCTTCCAGCAGAAGTTGACGCAGCATTTATGCAACAAAAAATGGAGGGTATCAAAAAGCAGTTAGAAGTTAGTGATTGGGCTGGCGATACTTTAAGCGGAACGAACAATTTATCTTACTATGATGGTTGGGTAAAGCAGATAGATGCAGGTTCTGCGGTTAACGGAAACACAGGAGCGGTAACAGTTGCAACAGGAGTTTCTACTACTAATATCATTTCTTTATTGCAAGGAATGTTTTTATCTATTCCTCAAAACATTAGAGGTAGAGAAGATTTGTCTTTGTTCTTACCAAGAGAGTGGTACGATTATTACGTAATTGCTTTGATTAACGCTAACCTTTACCACTATGTAGGAGAGGACGGAGTAACAAAACTACACGGAACTAACGTAGCAATTAGACCAACTGACGGTCTAGTAGGATTGGATAGAATGTTCCTTACTTGGAATGGTAACTTAGTTATCGGAATGGATGGAGACGAAGAGCAAGATAACTTAGAGGTAAGATTAGATCCTGTTACTGAAAAGAATATTTTCTTTGACTGTAACTTCAAAAGAGGAACACAAGTATTCTTTACAGAAGAGGTTGTAGAATTTACTTTAGTACCTTAATAACTAAATAATAACTAATAGAAGAGGGTGGTGGTAATGTACTACTACCCTTTTTTTATAAAAAATAATATAAAAATATGGCTTGTTTATTAACACAAGGATTTACTTTAGATTGTGCCGATAATATCGGAGGTATCGAAGAAATCTTAATTGGTAACTTCTCGGAGGTTACTTCAACAAATGCAGCAGGGATAATTACAGGTATTACTCAAACTGTTTCTACTGACTTTTACAGATACGAACTAGAACAAGAAGATGCTGATTTAGTTTCTACTGCTAATAGAAGCGGAGAAAATGGAACTTTCTTTGTAGAGAGTATTCTAAATTTTACTATTGACAAACTATCTTCTACTAAAAGCGAAGAGTTGAAACTAATGGCTACTTCTAGAA